TAGGAAAAAGAAATGAATCGTAAAAGAACAGAAGAGGAAGAAAAAGAGTTAATGCTGGCTCAAGCCATTATTGAAAGAAGGGCTATCGAAAGAGAAATGCTCAAGAGACAAGAAGATGAAGCAGTTGAGCAACAGAAGCAAGCATTAGCAAACACCATGACTCAAGACATTCAGGAAAACGCGGACTCGGCTTTACAAGCAGTACAGAACGACACTGCCTTAACCTCTAACCAGAAAGAAGATTTAGTCATAGCTACAACTAACCCTATAGATGTTCAAAGAAGTGTCAAGAGAAATTTAGCCACTAGGGACGCACAGGAAGGGTCTAGTAAAATTAAAGACCAATTCTTAGACGCGCTTACATTTTTTGGTCCCCAGATTATAGGCGGCTTGTTTGGAGGTTTGGCAGAAGGTGATGCTGGAATGATTGCCGGTGCCGAGATGGGAGCCAAGATGCGCGACCAATATATAGATTATAATTTTAAGAAAATGGATCAAGAAAGAGAAGCAGCTAGGGCAGCCAGAGTAGGAGGAGGGTTGCAGCAAAGTAAAGAGTTTATGACCAGAGAGGGTAAGCCGCTCATGTTTGATCCGACTCGGGGCTTTTTAGATATGCAAGGGAGACCAGTAAGACAAGAAGATGTTGTGTCTGGTATTGAAAGAAGGCAAGAGGTATCTATAGCAGAAAGAAGAGAGAGCAGAAAATTAGCTGAGAAAAAATTTGGATTTGATAAGCAGAAAGCAGCTCAACTATCTGATTCGCAGATTAATAAAATTACAGACCTTAATTCCACAGAAGAGGCAGTCAAAGAAATCACATCATTATTCTCTGACGCTAAAACCGGACCGATTATTGGTAGAGTACAATCTTTAGGTCAGTTACTAGATGAAGCGCCCTCAGTATTTAACAAATTAAAGGCAGAGGCAAGTGCTGCCAGATTAGCATACCAACGCGCAACTTCTGGTTTGCAAGTTAATGAGAAAGAGATGCAGCTAATCGGATCAATTATCCCTAGTGAAAATGATGCACCGAACGTATTTAAAGATAAGTTGGAAGTATTTCAAAGAATTGTTAGTCAACATAAAAAATCTTTCGCAGCAGCTATTTCTTATGGTCAGCCTATTAAACAGGAAGTTATACAAAGTATTATGAAAGAAGTAGATTTGTTAGATAAACGATTAAGAGCACAAGGCGCTGCTTCTGTTAGACGGACTAGAGAGAGAAGGATCACTCCAGCAGATATAGATAAAATGAGTAAAGAAGAACTAAAAGCATATTTAGGGGAATAGTAAATGTCACAAAGAGATGAAGAATTAGAACTACTAAGACTTAGAGCTAGAGCGAAGGCTAAAGCCGAGCAGGAAGCTTTAGATGAGAGCATGTATTCTGAAGAAGTGCCTGAATCAGGGTATGCACCCCGGTTCGCCCCTACTGAAGAAGAGATGCTGGAGGCTAGAAAACAGGAAACGTCTTTAGGAGAGACTGCTGCCGCATCATGGATAGAATCAACTATGTTAAAAAAGCCCATGGCTGCGGCTCAGGCGCTAGTAGACGATTCTGTTGAGTCCGGTAAAGAAGGTCAAAGTTTCTACGATAACTACAGATCAAAACTAGCAGACATTGATAGAGATATTGACATTGCTCAAGCCGCTAACCCAAAGACCGCATTTGCTGCCGATATTGCGGGAACCACTGCTTCTATGGCGTTAGGTGGAATGGGTGTAGGCGCTGTTGCGGGTAAGACGTTGACTGGTGCCGGAGTTGCGGCTGCAACCGGTGTCGGAGTAGGTGCCCTGCAAGAAGTGTCTAGGGCTGAAGATGCTGGATTAAGTGACGTTGCTTACGGAGCGGCTATTGGAGTAGCGTCTGAAGTCGGTGGTAGATATATTGGAAAAGGTGTTAAGAAGGTTGGAGAAAAAATATCTGCGGCTAGTAGAGAAAGAGGTTTTGCTGCTGCTAAAAAAATATTAAACCTTGGTCAAGGTAAGAGGCAATCTGAGTTACTTAACAAGCACTTAGCCAGAACTGGTCAAACCGAAGAAGAATTTATTTCAAACATACTTACTCAGAGAATGAAAGACGGCAAGCCTGTTATCAACTTTAAAGATAAGGGTAATGTTATGCTGGATAAGATTAAGTTCCAGAAAGAGCAGGTTGGTAAAAAATTAGGTGCGATGTATAGACAAATAGATGACACAGTTACAATAGAAATTGATCCTAGAAAGGTTCAATCTAAACTGGTTAATGATGTTGTTAAGCCTATGTTAGATTCGAGTAACCCCGCCACAAGAAAAGCTGGTGAGCAATTATTAACTTTTGTCAACGGTATTAAAGAAGGCGCTTCTGAAATAACTGAAGAAATATTAGAAGATGGTAGTAAGAAAATTACTCAGAAGTTTATACCTGATCCAAGTGCTAGATGGAATCTAACCAGACTTTGGGAAGAGCAAAAAGATTTAAGGTCACAAATAAATTCTATTTATAACTCAGTTTCCGATGCAACGTCAATTGAAAAGAAACAGACATTGAATCAAATAGCGTCTGCTCTTGGTGACTATGTAGATGAAACTATAGAAGGTGCTGAAATGGCTATGAGAAATGCGCCTAAGCAGATTGGTAAAGCCGGTAAAGGTGGTGGAGAACTTAAGTATCTTAAAGAAGTTAAAGAGGCACGGAAAAGTTACGGAAACCTAAGCCGGGTTGAAACTTCTGTTATGGATAAGGCATGGAAACAGGCTCAAGGCAGTCCGGGCTTGACTCAACAAATATTACAAGCCAGAAGAGTAGCAATCATGGCTGGTGGGCGAGGCTTGGCTGGTACGGCGCTATCCTTATCATTTAACGAGATTGCGGCACACCCAATGACTCCAGTATATATTGCAAAAGGGTTGGGTAAACTAGGTAAAGTTATAGAGAATGCACCTACTGGTAGAATAGCGTCAGGACTTATGGCGGCTTCAGAACTTAGCCCAGATAATTATAATGATGCACTGTACGGATCAATAGCTGAGATTAATTTAAGACAGGTGCCTGTAAAGCGTTCAGTGGACGATATGAGGCTTCGACAAGAAGACATAAGAAATTATATTAAGTACCAGTCCCCAGACCTTCTATCGCAGTATGACGAGCTTATAGAAGGGGATTCTGACGAGGCTATGGCAATGTTCTTAGATGGCATGAGTAAAATGGAGGGTATAAGTAGATTAATTGAACCCGGAATAGGTATTGATGGGAAGGTCTATTCACCAGAAGATAAGGCGCAGTTAGAAACGCAGATAAAGCAGACTGACATTCCCGCCGCTCAAAGAATGCAGCTATTACAAGAGTTAAGAAAGGAAGGGCTTATACCCGACTTCGATCAGATTATACCAGAGGAACCGGTCCAACACGTTCCACGCAACCGGAAAATACAGGACTACTAAAGTAAATAATAAAAGGGCTAGGTACAATAAAAGTCTAGCCCTAATCATTTTTCTTCCAAGGACATTCCTGATTATCACATGGCTCATCGCACCATGGGCATTTACTTTGGCTCATATCTATACCCATCCGGTAAAGTAAAAAATATATCATCTTTCAAACCATCTAAATATAATTCATACTGCTTTAGTATGGCATCATATTCTGTGCCCGGCTTTTTAAACGCCTCCGCAACCTTGCCCTTCATCTCGGTCTTCTTCAATATCTTTTCAGCACTTTCTTTGCAGTGAATACAGTGAATAAACTTATTATTGGAAAAGGGGGATTGCTGTACTTTCCATGCTCGTCTGCATTGTGGGCATTCTTTCCCCGCCTCTTTCTCACTAATCATTTCTTAACCACCTTTGCAATCTTCTCTAAACTGCGCCCTCCACCGTAGACTGATAAAAATATTTGAGCTAAATCATAAACCTGCGGCGGTGCCGTAGCCACGCCATAGCCATCAGCCAGAATTAAACCGAACAAGGCTAGGGCACAGATCGGTCTCCATGCCGCGACTATCCAGTGCTCCGAACTTGCCTCGGCTTTCATTAAGCTTACAGCCTCCTTACTTAGCCCGGCTTGAATCTTAGCAAACTCGTTTCTCAACTTTAACTTCTCTTCATCACTGGTATGTAAATTATCAACCAGCTCTGCGGCGGGTTTAAATATGTTTTGAATAAAGTCTAGCATGGGCAACAGCCAATGCTAATTAAATATACTGCCGATAATACACCTAAATAAATCATTATGAATCCTCCTGTTTTAACGCTGCAAATACGGGAATGCAGCCAATTATTGCGTACATATTAGTGTATGGTACACCTATTCCATTAGCCATTAAAATTAATGCGCCTATTTGTGCCAGTAATAATAGTGTAGATAGTCTCACTCAATCCCCCTTTTAACTCTTCAACTAAGGTAAATGTCTTTAACATATGTTCTCCCTTGAGGGAGATTATTAACATAATTTTGATTATATTATTAATTTTTCTCCCTGTGGGGAGACTTTTAAATACCATTTCAGTAAATTTACCACTTTTCAAACTGTACTTCAAAATTGTACAACTTACGCAATCTCCTCCATCAAAGTAAATAGTGGGAACATTATAGCCTGCCCCTCTTTCATTCGCAATGTGCCACAGGGAAAGTCCTGCCCAAATATGGATATGGTAACATCCTCTAGCGCCGACAGTATCATAGTGTGCTCCTGTATATCAATATTTAACACATCAGACTGATCTTCAGGATCGCGGTCTAAAACCATTATATGCGGTATTAAGTCTACATCATTCATCATTCCCCCCCTTTGTTACATCCAATTAACATCCGTAAAACATCCATTTACATACATTATGTCACCACCAATATATGACATAAATTCCTTACACATCTTTTCTCTCCTCAAACTCAATCAATAATTCAATACAGTGTATAGCTTTCTTTAAATCCTCAATCCCATTCTTATCCTTGTACCGAGTCACGTACTTGATCGTATTGGCTTGGGCATAGTTTAAGTTATTAGCCAGTGAATACTGCATCGGCTGAATCTTTAACTTCTTGTAATGGTCTCCGCCAGTCTGCCTTTCCGACGCTTTTAAATTAGCCTTAATATGCTCTTCATGGTCAACTATGACCGGGCACGTATCCTTACTTCTTGGCACTAACTTAGTATTTCCTGTCGTATATCCTTCGGGCGGCGTAGCACCAGTATAGTACAGTAAGTCCCCCTCTCTCCAATACACGCCCTTGCCCCCATTTATATCTGTGTACTGAAACTGGTAAGTCTCGACTTTGCCTAAATCGTTATCCCTGTCTGCCTGCGTAACTATGCCCATGTATAACCTCCTATATCGGTCAACGTCTTTCTTTTTCCATAAAGTAAGATCGTATCCTGTTGTATTGTATTTCATATTATACCATCCCTAACTTTTCTGTTATAGCTTTTAAAAAATCTCCACCTAGTACCTTCAGTAAAGCTCTCTTCTAATGTATGCAAGTATAGTGCCACCTTTGTTTTCCTAAACCATTCGACTTTGCACTCCTCAATACAGCCGTTTTTAACTAGACTCGGGATTGAGAATATGCCATAAATCTCCACTCGCCCGGTCTTAACGTCCACCGTACATGGCACCAAATAATGCAGATTCTCTGGCGAATTTATGATCGGGTCTTTCCTTTGCATAATCCATGAGGCACCGTATTTCTGCTTGCTCTCCAACGTCTGTCCCTTTACGTGAAAGTTATGATACCCATCTGTAAGGTCAGCATTATAGCTCTTCTTGCCCTTGTTATGGATAGAGAAGTCAGGGTGAGATACGGCAACCTCCCTACTACTTAACAACTTATAAACCGCTACTTCAGCCATGGCACCAGAAAGCACATCAACCTCTTTAAAACCGCCGCGCTTCTTGTATAAATCATTATCCCCAGCCCGCGCCTTGGTAAACGCTCGGCACCGCTTTATATCGGCTTTAGTTAAGTATAGGGTAAAGGTTCTCATTGCTCAGTCTCTAAATCTATCTCGGCTTTCAAATCCTGAGCGTTTCCTAAAACCCGCTTGATCGCGTCCCTGCTGTACCACGTATTTCTTATCTGGTATAAAGCCTGCGAATAACCCGCCTTATGCTGGATTGCCACTACGATGCCTACATCCATTTCATCATACTCATTGTTAACTAGAACTATGTCATACATATCAATCATCTTCTGGCTCCCAGTAAAATCTCTTTTTAACTTCGTTCCAAACTTGCTTAAGTTCTCTATCTTGTTCGTGGTAATGCGCAATAGGAGGTAACATTCCAGCTTCTTCCATACTAGAAAGGAGTTTCTCAGCAGCATAAGGTTCTAAATAACTTCCATCATAATACTTAGCAACTTCTACCATTAGCTTTATCATCTCACTTCTTTTCATTGCTCGGCTCCGTAACTAATCAGGTCTTCAACAGTAAGCTCGTGAGTAGCAATAAAACAGCTTTCACACTGATATACGTAGCCAGTAGCAAAATCGCGATTGGAATAATGACCGAACAAAATATCGCAATCTTTACCGCAGCTCTCACATTCATTCTTTTCTTTCTCTTTCACGTTTATACTCCTCCTTCATTGCTTTATATATTTCTGGATGTCTCTCAATTAATTTGTTATGTACCCATATAGCTTTATTTATTTCTTTTCTTTTTTCGTTTTCCTTTTCTTGAAACCTTGTTTTGAAGTCTTCCATCTATCACCTTTTTAATTCTATAATAACTAACACCAATTTTTTCTTGAATCTCTTTGTACGTCTTGTTGTTGACCATCCGCTCAATCCAGATAGCCTCATCAACACTATCTTCGTATTTCAATTTTAACCTCTACTTTGTATAATGTTCGCTTACTTCACTCTCAACAGAAACTCGTACGTCAGTCACAACCTCCTTCATCGACATGACCATTATTTCTTCTTGCAGTTTAAGTTTAAAATCTGCCTCATCTTTCTTAACTTCTGTAATAATCTCATCATGCACAAATCCCACGATTTTAAATCCGGCTCTATCCAGATTATATAGAGCAATCTTTGCACCATCCGCAGCAAGACCTTGGAAAGGAGTATTTTTCTCCGCACAATAACTAGTATCCCCTCGCTTTCTACCGGTCTCTGTAAAGACATGCCCTACCTCGTTTTGCATATACATATCCATCTCAGGAAAGGCGTGGAACCATACTCGCTTCATTTCCTCGGCTTGTTCTGTAGTCAGTTCTAGCCCATAGCCACGAGAAAATTGAATAAAGGTCTCAACCCCAAGCCCGCCGGGGAAGCCAAAGTTCGCAGCCTTCGCCTCCTGCCGCTGCTGTTTTGTCACTTCTTCTGGCTTACAATTGTTCATAATTGATGCATAGTACCGGTGCAAATCTTCACCAGCATTTATCCTGTTGCGCATTTCTGAGAATCCGTATCTATTATAGCATACTTGAGCCAATGTACTAAGCTCAATCGCGCTATAGTCAGTAATCAGTAGCACATTCCCTTGCTCGGCACAGAATGCCTCCCTGATCCCGCCCACTCTCGGCAATTGCTGGAAGTTAGGGCTAGAGCAGCTAGTGCGCCCAGTATTCACCAGTAAATTGTAGCGCGGATGAACCCGGCTTGAGGATAAGTCTCTAATAAAGGTGCTTGCCTTCTCCACTGAGTTATATTTAAGGAAAGAGTCAACGAACTGAAGTGAGCGTAAATGCTCGATGTCCTCAGATTTGCTGGACAGCTCCCCAGATTTGTCGGACCTTGGCAAAGTGTCAGCGACACCAAGCCTAACCATAATTGACTCATACGCCTCCTTAATACCTTTCTTACCTCTTACCCATCCCCATGATGCAAGTATGTTAGCATGCTTCTCTAATTCAGTATTCATCTCAGCCAATAGCGCATCCTTGGCAGCCAAGTTCACCCCAATGCCATTTTTATACGTGTGCAAAAGAGCCAACGCACCTTTAATCTGGATGTCGTGAGACAGTAAAGTGTTCATCTTGTCATGCTCTCTGATGGACGCATTCAATGCAAAGTATGCCCTGTATGTAGCAATTACGTCAATCGCGCCGTACTCTAGGTAGTTAGAAGGAATATCGCTTATTTTACTGTGGATAAAAAGGCTAAAGTTTTCCCGCGTCTCGTCCTTAAGTAGCTCGACTCCTAGAAACCTCTTACAAACTGTAGCAAGTGAGGACTTAAAAGGAGTATGCCCATGGTCAGCCAGATGCCAGAGCTTATACATAATAATAACATCGCGCACGTTATTATTGTCGTACCAACTTTTGAGCGCACCGCGCTGATCCAAGTGTTTTTCAATAACATCATTGTCAAAAGCAAAATTAGCCCCAACAAATACCGCTTCTTTGTGAGCCTCCAAGAACAATTCAACTTCAGTACGTTCAACATAGAATACATTCTCGCCTCCAGAGTATGCTTGAAAAGTAACCAGATCGGGTGTCATGTAGAAGGGGACCATGGTGGTCTCAGTATCTATTGCCACAATCCGTCCTATTTTACCATGCTCTGGCTTCCATACATTTATCGTATATGTTTGGTTGTTAAATTTAAAAGAATAATTCATTACGCTCCTTTAATGAAAAAGCCGCTTAGGGCGGCTAGTCCCAAGGTCTTACCTTGCCATAAACTTCTTAATCACGTTTCGGTCCTTACCAATCTTGGTAGTACCGTCGGCAGCTTTATACTCCCTGCCTTCCTCAACGCCAACCGCAGCAATGAACGGAATCTCAGTCCATTGTTCTAGTAGGGAGCGGTCATAGTTAATCCCCTCCAAACCGCCAGCGCCAACGGCTTCTAAATACTGGTTAAGTTGATTGTTACCAATCTCCTGCGCCTTTGCACTTGTGTGCTCCACCAGAAAATTGTGAAACACTAGCCTGCCTTTGCTGTCGCCATTGACAACCTCAAACCCGGCAGAAATAAGCTTTCCGTTGCCCGCTTTTGTCGTCTTTTCTTCATAACGATTCATTCGCAGCATGTAATCGCCTGACTCAAGTGGCTTAAACTCTGGTTTACCGTTTGTGTTAGTAGCTGTACTCATAGTTTTTCCTCCATTAATGGTTTTAAATCCGTGACCAACTCCTCACGAATTTTTGGTTTATACTCAGTTTGTTTCCAAACTCTTTTCATTTGTCGGTATAAATATCGCTCCTCTGTCGTGCGAGCTTCATACGTCTTCTCGTCTCTAATGTGGTGATTGCCATCAACACCATCAATAACCCCAATGTATTTAACGCCATTCTCAACCATTCCAACATCTCTATTATCTCCATCTTTACTTAAATCACAGCCAGAAAGTCTGCGCAACGCCCTCGCCCTCTTGCCTCTCACTACTTCTTACCTTTTGGCTTAGACTCTAACAGCGCCTTAATTTCCTTAACCAATTCTAACACCTGCTCAATCTGCTTGTCTCGCTCAATCTGTCTCTCTCTACTGGTAGCCATTACTGCACCTCCTCTTCTGTGACAACCACGTTTAAATTGTCTAAAACTTCCTGTGCCACATGACCAACTAAAGGTGCGCCTGCAAAAAATTCTAGCGCCTCTTTCATAGCCAAATGATCCTGAATCAATTCGTCTAAAAACGCCGCGTCAGCCTCGACTTTTTCATCAATGTCAGTGTAAATCTCTTTCATGTACTCGTCATACTCGCTAATTTTACTCATTTTCTAGCTCCTCCTTTAGTGCCTCTTTTTTAGCATATAATTTTTTATACTCCTTCTGTAACTTCTTTAATTTATCCTTGTAATGCTTAACATCGCGCTTATCATTCAGCCCGGCTTCCATTTTATTACCCATAATTTGCGCCTCTTCAATTAATCCTAACATGGGACTATAGTTTTTAGTCAGATCGCATTTACGCATATCTTCCAACACATCGCATAAAGTCCTATTTAAATAATCTTTAGTAAAAATCATGTATCCTCCTTGTCATACTCCTCTAAAAGTTGTTGCAAGTTTAGTGCCAACTCTTTGTAAAACTCAAAATCGGCATGGTTAGGATTCTTCTTTATAAGACCTAACACAATATCTAGCGCCTGCTGTATTTGAAATTTATTAGCCACGCTACGGCAGTTCTTCTATTTTGTTGCTGTAGTATATGCCTGACTTTCTAGCCACCTTTAACAACTCAATCGCTTCCAAGTATTGCTGCCTGCCGCGCTCAATCATGCCTTGGCTGGCTTTAAAAATGCGGGCAGCATAATCTTTCTTACTTAGAAAGCAGAAATAAAAATCATGCGGCATTCCAGTCAATTTCTCCGCCACATCTACATACAAAGCAGCCGATAATTCATATAGCCAGTAATCACAAATTTCCTTCACATCTTCTATGGTTGCATTGTTCAACGCAATTCCGGTAGTCTTTAGATCGTTTATAGAGCCAAAGCCCTGTACCGGAAATTCTTTTCTATAATCAAATCTAACCTTTACCTTAACCCCATTGATCTCAACGCAGCCAGTCTCTTCTGCTCTACCGTCACTAAAAAATGTATTTAACGGCACCTCTCGCTCTTTACCATG